GTGATCTCGACACAATCCCTTTTTAGGAAGTTAAACTGATCTCTTGCGATGCAAAAGTCAAAAGGAAAACAACCCACCAAGAAGTCTGTTAAGCAGCCTAAGTCTGGAAAGAAAAGAGCCCGTGATGGAAGTTCCATTTCACGCGGTCCTGCCGTTTCTAACCCTGTACCAATGACCAACACTTATGTGAGGGTCGTTAAACAGGACAAGGATCAGGCATCTTTCAAGATCCGACAACCGTTCACTTCAATCGCCAATGTGGCTGGAGCAACGGAGGGTAATTGCTCTGTCAACACAACTTTGGCAACACAAATTGGTAATGGGCAGTTTCCTCTCTGCCCTCAAAACATCAATGGTGTTGTTCAAAATGAAGCCCAGTTTTACTCTGAGTTTCGTCTTGACAGTGTCCTATTCCACTACACACCCACCTGCCCTACGACTACGTCCGGAGCTTTGGTCTTTGCTTTCAACGAGCAAGTGGCTACTAACTCCGGTGCGGATGTCACTACTTTCGCTTTGGCGCGCTCTTTGAAAAGGTGTGTCACTGTGTCTGTTTACGAACCCAAAAGCTTCTCCCTACAGCTCAATCTGGCTGACAAGGAGTTTAGGATTTGTGAGGGCACTACAACCGGTGGTGCGGTTGACAAGCTGCTGTACAACTGGCTCGTCATCACGAAGATGGATCAGGCAGCTGTTGCTGTTACAACGATCAATTACGGATATTTGGATATCGAATTGGGCTTCACCCTTAGGGGTTTGGTTCCAAATCAAGGTATCGCCATGTTCGTTGATGATCGTCGGCAACTTGCTGTCATGAAGGAAATCAAGGACCGACTCTTTCCTAGGACTAAGGCTGAACCAGCCTTGCCTGAGGAGGAGTTTGATGTTCGTTTGCTCCTTATGGACAAGCTTCAGCTTGTTCCATCTCCATCTGTTTCGGTTAAGAGCTGGCAAACTGCCGGGTCCCGCTAAGCAACAAACAGCCATCCATGATTTTCATCTGGCGGCTGTCGCAAGGTTACCCTAGGACCACAAACTAGGAAGACCAATACATTGGTTCACGTTCCTCATTTATTTCGTTTGCGAATATGCTCAATAACGGAGTGATTGGAGGGGCCTAATGTTCCTTGGTAATGTAAACAAAAACAATACAAAGGGAGCGAGTGTGGCAACTAGCCACTCTTACTCGTGCGTCCTACCGACGACACATTAACTTAACTTCACGTGTGGGTCATGGTTTTTTACACCAAGGCCACACCCCCTTAACTCGTAACTTCTTCTCTCAATTTCAGGATATGGGATCTAGGCCAATTTAGACGGATTGGACCCTAGCTCCCATTGATGACAAGGACTCTCACATCTGATGTGCAGTGTAAATGGTCCAAGTTTGTTGAATTTTGAAGAGAATGGACATGCACATGGTAGTGCATACCCATATTGGTGGTCTCGGTACCACCTTGAATTTTTTGTTAGTTAGGTTTCTTCTCACAATGCCCAGCGGCCATAAGATTTCCTTGGCCACGAAGGATAGTGTCGGAGAACCTGAAGTGTACAGCACAGTCACAAGCATAGTGCTTGGGGCGTTTGTCCACGACTGTTACCGATTTCAAAATCTTCAATCTTAGAATGATGGTGTGACCCAGGAAAGGCATCCTGGTTGTCAACCGCCCTAACCTTCATTTCAGTCACTCACCATACAGTGGGATGATGGAGAAAGAAATGAAAAAAGTGCCTGATCAGCACTGGTTTGGGAAGGTGGACATTGTAGTCGCCAACACTCATTCGATGAATAGATGTTGCTCGTGGGAGGTGGATCCTCCGCGAAGATGGGCCTAACTGGGGGTGTTTATTCACCCCTGGTCTGGATACCACGCACTGTTGTGCGTGACCAAACCGTG